ATTCATATCAAGACTACTCATATAAATGATATAAATATTGTTTTTAATAAAAAATAATGAATTATACTTAGTGCCTTTTTTTAGTGCCTAATTTTCAGTAATCTGAAATTCATTTTTTTTAGCTAGAGCTTTATCTTTGAAATGATGCACAAATATATTTCGAATTTCTTTTTTTATATCTAAACCTTCACATACATCAAACTTCAAAACTTTTTCTGGAATTTTTGTTAAACCAGTTCCACGTTTAGAATGTGTATATCCTTTGAATAGAATTTCATCCAATACATAGACTAAGAAAGGATTATACTCATCTATTACATCTCTAGGAATATGATATTCACCAATATAAATATAACGATTACAATTAGAATCCGCTTGTACTTTGTATACTTTGTCTGTTACTAATTTATTTTTGATAAGTCCGATGCCCATGATTTGATTTGTTGAATTATTCATTTCAATAACAAATACAGGTGAATTTAAATCAATAAGTGGTGATAATCTACATGGAGGAGCATAAATACATGCAAATTTTTTTCTGATTCTATATTGTAATGTCGCATCCCATGTTTCATTATTATATCTTCCAGTAACAACAGTAAACATATTTGATTACCAAATATTTAATTTACATTATTTTTTTCAATTTTAAATAAAAAACAATATTAATGAATTGTTGTATTTGTGGACCAGTAAAAAACTGTGGACCTTATTTATCAAAAGTTTTAGATAATATGGAAAAAATAGGTTCTCTCTTTGATGATTATAAAATCATAATTTATTATGATAAATCATCAGATAATACTCTTAATATATTAAAATATTATCAAAATAAAAATCCAAAAATGATGTTTTATGTTAACCAAAAACCAGTATCACCATTTAGAACTCATAACATTGCGGTAGCTAGAAACTTTTGTTTAAAATTTATTAGAGAGAATAAAGATAAATTTCCTTTTTTTATCATGATGGATTGTGATGATGTGAATTGCAAAGAAGTAAATATAGATATTTTAAAAAAATATTTATATCGTGATGATTGGGATGGTTTATCATTTAATACAACACCAAAATATTATGATATTTGGGGTCTTTCAATTTATCCATTTTGTTTTAGTTATAATCATTTCGAAAATAATGTAAAATACTATGATATTATACAAAATTTTGTTGATACGTTATTAAAAAAGGCTAGAGAAAAAAATGCACTTGTTGAATGTATATCATCTTTTAATGGATTCTCTCTATATAGAACTTCTAAGTTCCTAAATACATATTATGATGGAAGAGTTAGGATGGACTTAATACCAAAAGCAAATATGGATGCACATAAAAATGTGACAAAATCAAAATTAGTATTTAAACAATATTTTAAACCAGATGGAAAGGTAAATGTAGATGGTCGATATGAAGATTGTGAACATAGAGCATTTCATATACAAGCACGACAAAATTCAGGAGCAAGAATAATGATAACTCCTGATATAATATTTAATTAAATTTATTATTATAACTTAATTTAAAAATATTTATATTTTATTGAAATTTAAAAGGGAGAATAATAAATTAGAAAAATGCATTGCAAAATGTGTTTTAAATACAAAATATATGATTAATTAATTAGCATTCTTAACTCTTCAACTTTAATATCATTTATATTATTTCTATTTTCAAAATTTGGATATGAATATAAACATCTTGTATCAAATATATAACATTTTTTAACATTTTGTAAAGTGTGTATATTTAATAATCCTGGAACTACTCCAGAATTAATCGCAATAATAACTTTTACATTTGTAGATATAGATGCTATATCTTTTATTGTTAAATTATTATCTGATGTACATAAAATATTATTAACTTTTGATGTTGTTGAAATTTTATATAAATTATTTATATTTTTTATATATGTATCCCATTCTTTTTTTTTATATGGATATTGTCCAGACAATGGTTCTGAATTAATAAATAAAATATCCAAGTTTTTAAATTTATTATCTATTTTTTCATATCTTTGAATTAATTCTTCATCCACATAAAATAATCTTGTTAGTTTATAATTAATAAATAAACGTTGCAAGACATTATTGAAAAAATTTATATAATATCTATTATAAAAAATCGGGAATTTATCTGCCATATCCACATGTCTTAAATTAAAATAACCATTATTAATCCAGATTTCAATGGTAGATTCAGGTTTATTTTGTAACGGTTGTAAAATAATATTTTTACTGCAAATAAATTCAGATAATTGATTTATATACTCCTGTTTAGCATAATAATTTATTATAATATTATTATTTTCTATAATTTCTTTCAAATTATAAAATAAAATAAAATTAAAAACATTATCACCTAAATGATAAGAATTACATAAATGATAATTTTTATTTTTTGCAAATGATACAATATTTTTTTTTATTTTAAGGTAATTTATCAAGTTGAAATTCATATAATATATTATATTATATTTTAAGTAGCTTTTATTTTTTTAATTACATTAGTAGAACTTTTATTTTCAATTAAATTAAATAAAATTACTTCTTTTGTATATTCTTTTCCAACTATATTATTAATATTGTAATCACCTCCTTTTACTAGTTTATTAGGACTTATAAGTTTTATTATTTCAAGTGGAGTATCATCGGAAAAAATTATAATATAATCAATAAAATCAAACAATGATAATATTTTAGATCTTTCATTAATATCATTGATTGGTCTTTCACTTCCCTTAAGACGTTTTATGGATTCATCTGAATTTAATCCAACTACTAATATATCTCCTTGGTTTTTTGAAAATTTAAGTAATTCAACATGAGCTGAATGTAATATATCAAAACATCCATTTGTAAAAACTATATTATGTTTTGTTGAAATTAGTTTAATTTTTTCAATTTCATAATCGTAAATTATTTTATTGTCTATAATATTTTTACAATTTTCATAATATTCATCTATATCATTAATTGTAACATTATAATTTCCAATAATACCAACACTTTTACCGCCAATATAGTTTGAAATTTTAGTAGCTTCATTTAGATTTTTATTTTTTAAATACATATAAACAAGAACTGAAATAACGATATCACCAGCACCTGTTACATCAACTAAATTTATAATGCTATCGTGTTCTATTTTATTATAAATGTTATTTAAAATCATACCTTCTTTACCTCTTGTCAATAAAATATTTTTACATTCTAATTTATCTTTAATAAAGTGTAATATTTTATCAATATTTTTCTCTCCAGAAATAGTTTCAGCTTCGTTTTGATTAGGCTTAAATAAAAAACATCCTTTATATTTCATATAATTTTTTAATTTGGGATCAACAAATGTTGGTATATTATTTTTATTAGAATAATTAATTATTGTCTGACATAAATTTTGAGTTAAAATACCTTTATCATAATCAGAAATAATAATTGCAATAATATCTGATTTCTGAGCAATAAACTCTATAATTTGATCTTCTATAATATTTGAAATATCATTTGTATCTTCAATATCATATCTAACGCGTAATTTATCGTCAAAAAATATTCGATGTTTTTGAGTTGTTTTTCTGTTATTATCAATAAAAAGTTTATTATTTATACATTTTTCATCTAATAAAGATTTTATTTTTTCTCCATATTGATCATTACCGACTACACTTAATAATATAGTATTTTTATCTAAATTATTTAAATTATTAGCTACATTTGATGCTCCGCCTAATTTATAATCTACTTCTAAAATATTATAAATTGGAATATCTGCCTCTGGTGCATTTCTTGTAACATTTGACTTGTAATTAATATCAATCATTATATCTCCAATCACTATTATACTCATTTATAAATAATTATATTATATTTTATATAATTATTCTTATTTTTTAATCAATACATATTGATGAATTCTAGGCATAGGTTTATGTATAAACTCAGTATCTATTTCTTTAAATTCCTTTAAAGCTTTTTCAACACCAGGACAATTATCCCAACAATAATCATCAAAAATAATTTTTCCACCACTAACTATTTTATCCTTAAAATAAATTATAGTATTTTTTGTTCCTTCGTATGTATCTGTATCACTATGAACAAAACAAAACATTTCATTATTTTCATTAAAACTTTCTGGAAAATATCCTACTTTATAAATAACATTTGACATATTTATTGTATTCTTTACTTCTTCAAGTGAACAATTAAATTCTCCATTTTTATGAACATCATTTTCTTCAGTTGCTCCCAATATTCCACAAAAAGTATCATAGCAATAATGAGTTTTATTTGGTGTAAATGTATGTATTAATTTAGAAGTATATCCTTTATAAACACCTATTTCAGCAGTATTTCCTTCTAAATTAGAATTTACTACACCCATTAGTTCAAAATAAAGTTGTCCAGATTTTTGATATCCCAATAAAGATGACGAACCATTTATTTTCCAATAATCCAAAAATTTTTTATTTAAAAAATTCATTTATAAGTTATAATTATATTATATTTATTAATTTTAAATTTATTAATTTTAAAATTAATAAATTAGTAATGTATAATGAGTTAAATTTTAGATCACTTTAAAATATATGACTTTCAAAAAAAAATACATTTAGGCGTATGTCAAGATGGTGGATATGTAATAGGTGAAGTAGATGGTGGATATGATTTTTATATATCAGCGGGGGTATCTACCGAAGAATCATTTTCAAGAGACTTTATAAATAAATATAATATGGATAGACATAATTCTGCTGCTTTTGATGGTACAATTGATAAATATCCAACAGAATATACAGACAAGATTATATTTTATAAAAGAAATATTGCGCCTTACTATGGAAAAAAATTTGCTAATCTAAGTTTTTTTACCAATAATTATAATAATATATTTTTAAAAATGGATATAGAAGGTCATGAATACGACTGGATTTTATCTTTATCTAACCTGCAACTAACTAAATTTAAACAAATCGTTATTGAGTTTCACGGAATAAATGATGATAGTTGGAATGTGAATTTAAATGATAAAATAAAGTGTTTTAAAAAAATAAATGAAACACATTATCCAATTCATATTCATGGTAATAATTATGGTGGATTAACAGATAATGTACCAGATACTGTTGAAGTAACTTATGTGAGAAAGAATTATTTTCAGAAAGAACCGGAACTAAATAAGATTCCATTGCCTATTGAAAATTTAGATTTTCCAAATAATCCAAATCAATATGATTATGATTTAAATTTTCCACCATTTGTTAGTTAATTATTATTATGGTATTAATAAAGTATCAATTCCACCATTAAATCTGTCTATATATTTAGAGTATCCTAACTCTTCAATACAAAATTTTTTTATATCAAAAACACTATTTTTTTCATATGAAGGATAACATTTGCAAACATTTTCATATAAATATTTTCCATAAAAATCATAATTTTCATATAAAATAACAGGTTTATATTTTTTTAATGTTGATATTGCTTCAGAAAATATAAAATTTTCAGAACCTTGTGCATCACAATGAATAAATCCTATATTATCTAAATCTAATGAATCTATAGTTACTACATCAATTTTTTCACCATTATTCCCTAAACCAATTCCAGCAAAATTACAAGGTAAATTTTGTTCAACTGTATATCTTTTTTCAACATCTCCTCCACCTCCATCTAAATCAATACTATTCATTATGGCTTTTCCATTATAACAAAAAATGCCTTTATTAATCGGTAAAATTTTTTCTTGTAAAGAATTATTAATTATATTTAAATTCAACAACTCGAACATATTTTTTTGAGGCTCATATGCAAAAAGTTTACTACCATTGTTTAAAAATGATGCATATACAAGAGAACTTGTTCCACAATTAGCACCAATTTCTAAAATATTTTTATTAGGATCAATATATTTTTTTAATTTTAACATGGTATCTTCATCATGATAATTACCCTGTTTAAATATTTCACCATTTAGATATACATCATTATTATATAAAATAACATAACCATATTTTGTGTAATATTGTGTTTTATTATTTCTTTCTAAAATAGGATAAACATTTTTAGATTTCATATTATATATATTTATATAAATATATTTATATAAATAAAATTTAATTTCCCTTCCACATTCTGAAACTATCTTCATCATAATGCTTTGTTGATACTTCGAATACTTCTGCATCTTCTAATGCAATTAATTGATGAGGTTCTCCGCGTTCATTTGTTATAACATCACCGACTTTCAAATACTCAGTATGAGTAGTACCTGTATCAGTTTCTACCCATATTAAAATAAAACTACCTTTAGACACATACCATGTTTCCTTCTTTTTAATATGATAATGCATTGAGAACTTTTTATCTTTTTCAAAACACAAAAGCTTACCACAATATTCATCATTATTAACAAAAATAATTTCTTTACCCCATCCCTTGGGAACAATTTCAACAGGTAATTTTTTAGACTTTTCAACAGGTTCTTTAGGAATCGGCCAATAAGTGTCTGAATTAAAAGACTTATCGTCAATATAAATATCATAAGATGGTTTTCCCATTAATAAATTATCATATTTAATGCCCCACTCATCTAATTGTCTAATAGTTAAATCCTTATGGTCTATTCCTGTAGTTGAACCTCTTGCCGTCCAAATTGTAATAAAATTCCCTTGTTCTTTCAAGTCATTTATATATCTAATTCGCTCTTCAATTGGTTTAGAGTTTATATAATCGCTATCTTTAGTTACACAAAGAGTATTATCTAAATCTATAAAGTACTTCATTTTATATAAATAAATATGTTTTTTTAAATAATTTTTTATATTATTAATAATTTAAATGAAGTGCTGTATTTGTGGAACTGTAAGAAATTGTGAATCTTTTTTAGATAAAATATTTTCAAATATGGAATTAATTGGTTCATTATTTACTGATTATAGAATAATTTTATATTATGATAATTCTGACGATAACACACTAATTAAAATGAAAGAATATCAAAATAAAAACTCTAAGTTTTTATTTTATGTCAATAAAGGTGAAATGTTGCCATATAGAACTCATAGAATAGCATTAGGAAGAAATTTTTGTTTAAATATGATTAAATCAAACTTTTCAGATTATGAATTTTTCATTATGATGGATTGTGATAATAGGTGTGCAAAAGATATGGATATAGGATTATTAAATTATTATTTACATAGAAATACGTCTTGGGATTCATTATCTTTTAATCATCCTGATGGTTATTATGATTCTTGGGCTTTATCAATGATTCCTTATGTAGCAAGTTGCCATCATTTTAAAGATTGTGGAATAGGAATAAAATATATTACAAATATAATAAATAAATATCCAAAAGATAAATTAATAAGATGTATATCTGCTTTTAATGGATTTGCTATATATAGAACTCCTAAATTTATCAATTGCGTTTATGACGGAAGATTTCGTTTAGATTATATACCAAAAGAATTACTTGAAAAAAATATTAAATATGCAGGTCAAATGAATTTATCACAAGACAAAGAAGATTGTGAACATCGTTTTTTTCATTTTACTGCATTTTTAAAGAATGGTGCAAGAAATAGAATATCGCCATTATGTTTTTTTAAATAAATAATGGCTCATCTAATTCACTGTAATGCTTTTTATTATTTATTTTATACATTTTTTTATAAATATTTTTAAAATTATTTATATCAGAAAAAGTATTGTAATTAACATGTCTATGTAGTATTTTATTATTAATGTCTATATAATTATTTATAGCTTTAGTAAAAGAATCTGGGCCAGTAATATGCAGTATTTTACCCTTTGTTGATAAAGTTATATTATTTATTTTTTCTGGAATATATTTTTCATTTACATATCCATATATCTGATTAATTATAGATAAAAGATATGGATGTCGAGGTGCAAAAATTAATAGCCACTGCTCATAAGTTGATGATTTTGTTCTCCATGGTTCTAAGTCTGTTCTTGGAATATCTAAAATGCAAATATCCTCCTTATTTATAATTTTAAATATAGGATAATTTATTTTAGATTTAATGTCTAGATAAATTCCTCCATATAAGTACAAAACACAATATCTAAAAAAATCAGCGCGCATAGCTCCATAAGCAGGATTAATTTTTTTATAAGTATTATAAATTTCGTGATTAAAGTTATTTTTAATTAATAATTCACATTCATTATCATCATAAAATATAAATTTGCAGTTTTTACAAATTGCTTTATTTCTCTTAATTATATTTGATATTTCTAGAGGTAGAATTATGCTACAAAATGTCTGATGTATAATATTTGGTATTTTATATCCATTACGAATTGATTCGCAATCTAAGATTTGATAATCTTCTTTTAATATATTAGAAGGTTCAAAAAACATATTTTATATTTTTAAAATATATTTTAAATATTTATAATTAACCTAAGATTTCTTGTAATTTATCAGCCATAATTTTATATCTATCATTTTCTAAGCTCTTGTTGAGAAGACCCCAAGGAGTGCAACTTTGAAGTGCATCCATACCTTGATCACAGAACAAGTTGAGAAGAGCTGGACTAAAACCGGACATCATAGACGCATTTCTTTGGTTAGCCAATGATGGGAATCCAGAAGTGCTTCTCAAGTTCCAGAAGAGGATATGAGGTGGCTTATAAGGAGCTCCGTTAACTCTCATACCTGCATCAGCATACTTCTGCTCCATGGTCTTGTATAAAGCATCCTTATTACAGCTATCACCAGCATCCATTTGCATATCAGACAAGATTACAAGAATCATATCTTGAACATCTTCAGGAGCCATCTTATTTTGGATAATAGCAGTAAGAATCATATCCAAAGCTGCGTGGAAATTTGTATTCATACCCCATTCGGCTCGTTGAACAACTTCTACTTTAGAAATGAAGTCCTTGCATCCATCTAAGTTAACCCAAGTTGGCTTAGCACTAAAGGTCATAACACGATTTCCAATAAGTGACTTCTCAGCAATACGAATACCAAGAGCAATCGCGACATTCATTGGGTCTCCGCTCATAGAGCCAGAAACATCAACCATCGCAATCATCTTACCGAGTGCGCCTGTTTGACTAGCGTTATCGCGCCATTGAGAATTGAGTAAGTCTTTTTCAGCCTGATTGCGAGTTCGAATTAGTTCCAAAGCTTGCTTGGTAAAGTCAGCCATACCGACACGCTTGCCCTTCATTTCGACTTCACCCTTGACAGCACGTTGGATGTGAGCATTAAAGTTTGTAGCACACGTGATTCTATCGACACTTTCAGGGCATCTAACTTCTCCATTCTTTTTAACGTTCAAGAATGCCTTCTTTTGCTTTGAGAGCGAAATAGAAGTGACCTTATTGAAGTCGATGTGCATCCAATCTTTGCTACACTGTTTGACTTGAAGAGTATCGATGTAACGGTTGAGCGAAGATAATACCTTACGATATTCTGTCTTGCACTTTAGAACAGCCTTTCTTAACTGAACATCATTCCTAGCAGTTTCCAAGAATCCATTGAAATAATTTGTAGCGAGAGCTTCATAGAGCCAACCGAAAGAAGACTTCTCACGAGGTGTCCACTTGGCAGCCAATGACACATCGGTACTATTAGACAAAAAGGTGGCGTAATCTCTCTTCAACTGTTCGTTAATAAGAGAAACAGAGTATTGAATCAATTCAGAATTTACAGTATCTCCCCTAGACTTGCAGTATTCGCAGAAATACTTGAGATCCTTCCAAGAACCGTATTGATGAACAGTTCTATCTCCAAGGTCTACGAAACACTTTAATGCAAACAAGGCCAATTGAGGGAAGAATTGATACCAAGTATGAACCATCATATAACCCAAAGTGTATTCACCCTTACCATCAATAATATCGCGAGTATGACCAATCATTCTATAGAGAACAGAAAGGTAACCCTTTGCAACTTCCTTTTCTGGCAAGGTTCCATTTTGGATTTGATGCTTGAGTTGTCTAAGCATATCGGATAATGTCAGAGAAAGTCCATTAATTCTGTCGTCAGCTGTTCTAGTAACCTGAAAGCTGAATTGAAGGATTTTTTCTTGAATACTATTAGACCATCCATATTCTACATGACCATTCTCTCCAATTTGAGTAGGAGTATAGTTATCGAGAGCGTTAATAAGTGCTGCCATTTTTGATGATACTATATCTTATAGTCTAGTCTTTATATCGTTTTCTAATTGTTTTTTTATTACTACTTAAAGAACGTAAGTATATCTTCTTAGTAGTATTATTTGCATTGGGTTTTTTAAGCTCCAATGACTTCTCATAAAAAATAAGTATTAAATCATTTAAATCATGAAACATATTTATACTCTTATTAAATACAACTCCATCTATATTTTTCATTATTGATAAGTAGTCCTCACCATTTGCATTATTTAAATATAATTTGACTTCGTCTGGTTCTAAAACTATATTATACTTTAATATAGATAACAATGAGTATCTTTTATCGTTGTCAATTGAATTTTTTTTAAGCATTTCAAGAATTTCTTCGCGAGTAATATTATTTGGTTTTGACATCAAAAATGATTCTTGTTTCAACTTTTCTATTTCATTCTCTCTATTAATATAAATAACTCTCAAGTTTACATAATACAAGTCATCCTTATAAAAATCCTTATATAACTTATCAGTATTCTCAAAATTATTAATCCAATCATCATCTAATTTATCATATTCTAAATCCATATTGTATTATATTTACTTCACATAATACATTATAATTTTAAACTAATTAAAACTACATATATTCTTCTTCAGTATCTTCAGTTTCATCCTGATAATCTTCATCTGAATCATCTTCTAATTCTGCTTCACGTTCTCTCCAATCTGGAAATTTAAACATCTTCTCCCAAGTATCATAACCATTAATCTCAATATATTCTTGAGTTCTTCTTTCATGTAATTCCACCAATGCATTTAGAACATTGATAGATATTTCTTCTTCATCTTCTTCTAATATTTCTGGCGTGTTTGGAACCGGTACATTACCCTTCATTATAATTTTGTTAGTTATTTTGTCTTTCTTAATCAAAATCCAACCAGGTTTAAGATTTTTTAAATCTGGGTCTATATCTTTATTTTCATCTTTAACATCTACTTTTTTTAATTTTTCAAGATAATTCTGATCTTGTAAAATTGCAGTTGTTTCCTTTTTATTCGAAACCAAATCTGGAAAGTTATCAGGTGTTAAAGCCTTCTGTTTTCTTGTCTCTTCTTCCTCTTTTCTTGCTTTCTCTTCAGCTTCGCGTTCTCTTCTAAAACGATGAATTTCATATTCATCATTATATCTATTATATCTACGTTCTCTAAATCCATTATCTTTAAAGGAATTATTATCAGACTTGAATGAATTAAATTTCTCCTCCTTTTCTTCATTTTTAGTCTCATTAATTGGTTTCTTATTGTCTTTTTTATCCTTCTTTGCTGGAATATCATCAACTAATGCAGCAAATCGGGAATTAGTCTTAAATACATTACTCATTTTATTTGTACTATCGTTGTATAGTTGTATATTATTATATTCATATGTTTAAATCTGTTGAATATATATTTAAATAAGTATTAGAAATAAAGAATTTAAAGATAACTTATTAAGTATAATTACCTCCTCACAGCAATTGTATATAATTGTAGTTTATTTTGTCAGCTAAAAATTTGGAGTTCGTTATATATTAAATACAGGAGGTAGCAAATACATTATCCAAATCAAAAAAAATTGAATGCTTTCTATCACATAAATTAGATGTATATTTAGTATTCAGACATGTTAGCAAACAGAGTTCAGTATTTTATCCGTTCAATCTTACAAAATTCTAAGCTTAATAGAGAGAAATTTGTAAATAATAAAAAAAAATATAATATGATGACTGTAAAAAACAGAAATCATAATATGATTATTAAAAGAAATTTTGGTTCGTCATCTGGCTATATTCCACCAAATTTTAATGGGCCAAATAAAGACCCAACGCCATTTACACCAGCACTTATTGCAATGATTGCTGGTCTCTATATCGTCACGAATAGACGTAATTAAAAAATTTTATATAATAATTTTATAACGTCGTTAGCTTTGCTTATAAATTTTTATATTTTTTATTTTTGGCTCTACCTTTATTAAAGGTAGATTAAATATCGTCTACATCGATTTCTTCGCCATCATCCATAATAATGGTATTAGATGCGCCAGAAGCAGCTTGAGCAGCAATAAGCTGTTCATATTCTTGAGTATCTTCATCAGCAAACTCAATTCCACTTGCATCTTCTCCGGTTTTATCATCACCTAAAGTTTTAGTATCATTTGCAATAAATCTAGACCAATTGACAGAAGTTACAGACGTTCTTAATCTATTTTTATCACTATCACTATAAACCTCAAGCACATCACAATTTCTAATTTCGCCTGATTTAGAAGTAGAGCTATCAGCTTCCCAAGCATGAAGACCAACTAGTAGCCAAGTTCCGGGACCAATAAAATTATCTCGCTTGCCTCTTCCTCTAAATTTTCCACGAATATGTGCTCTCAATGGATTGCCATCGATATCAATAGCGCTGGCAATACTTCCACCCATAACTTTAACAGCTTGTGCATAAATTTCGCCTTCTTCATCTGCAACTCTTAATGCCGTATCTCTTTTAGTAAGATTTTTACGAGCAAATCCTTTAGCTTTATTTCCTCCAGTACTGTTCTTGACCATTTTCGATTCTATA